AGCAGCCAATATTTGGCTATCTATGAAGACCTAGTGTTAGACATAGCAGCACGTGTATCGCATGAGATCACGGAGAACTACATCAAGTCGTACCAAAACGTCAATGGTTTGGGCCTCAGCGTTGGAGCTGAAGACCTGGCCGAAGACCTAATAGGTATTGCTAATGCGGAACTCAATGATCTCGTCTCAGCCGATCTGCGTTTAATACGCAGACGCGTTGCGAAAGAGGGAATGTCATTCTTTACGAAGACATTGCCTAGTTTGGGTAGAGCGGTAGATACCGCTCTTGCCAACTCGCAACCCTTCGTCGGCCCGTCGACTTTCGGAAGAAAGTCGAAGGGCAGCAGTTTGCCGGTAATGTTTTACTGGCTTACTCGACGATTGTGGGATGACAGCGGGGATGAACTCCACGCTGCTAACGCTATGGATGTGCTCTGGCTTAGACAACTAACCTATGCCTACTACAAACTCGAAACGCCGTTCACGGAGAAGCAACTGGCGAAAGCCTGTGCTTCTTACGTTGCGACTGAGCGGGAGATATCACAGGTTAAAATACCTGATGGTGATCTCGCTATCGAGCTCGCTAGCAATTTTATTGCTAGAGTCTGCGCGCAAGTTGATGGACTGGATATTATACCAGCTCATGGCCCTGGCGCAGTAGCTACAGGAGAGAAACCTTGGGAAAAGAACCGCTTTCCGCGGTTTTACCCTGGGCTAGAAGGAATATACCCCTATACGGGATACTTCGCTTCCTGTCTCGGTGAGGTATGTGATCGATATCACCTCTACCCATCCCTCGAAGTCGTGGAGCGACCGACCGCTAAGGTCGTATTCGTTCCAAAAGACTCAAGGGGACCTAGGACAATTAGTTGTGAACCAGTTGAACTCCAGTGGATTCAACAGGGCATTGCTCGACTCCTTGTAAAGGAGATCGAGAGTAATCGACTAACTCGCGGTCACGTTAATTTCCGTGACCAACAAGTGAACCGAAAACTCGCCCGATTTGGGTCTATGGGAGCGAACTGGGTGACCCTGGACATGAAGGATGCGTCAGACAGAGTGAGTCTTGACCTAGTCAAGCATCTCTTTAGAAAGACGCGCCTTCTCGATTGCCTGCTGGCCTCACGGTCAGTAGATAATCTTCTTCCAGACGGCAGTAGGATAACCCTAAGTAAGTTTGCCCCGATGGGATCAGCTTTATGCTTTCCCGTGGAGGCTCTCGTCTTTTGGGCTCTAGCTGTCGGCCAGATATGCGAAACGTCGGGTTTCGTTGTCAAGCTACCGAATGAATGGTGGCGTGGCAATCCTACCCTGCAATGGGCATGTGCCGGCGTTTACGTGTATGGGGACGACATAGTAGTTCGACGGGAAGACTATCCGTCGATTGTGCAGCGCTACGAAAGTGTTGGCCTTAAGGTCAATACCTCCAAATGCTGTACGGGGCGATTCTTTCGAGAATCGTGTGGCATGGACGCCTACAAAGGCGACTCTGTCACTCCTATTAAATTTAGGACTCCTCTATGTCCCGACAAATAACGACACAGGCGATCCTATCATGGGTCGAGTATAGTAATATACTCGATCAGATGGGATACGCACGTACGACCGAGAGAGTACGATCACTCCCAATGCTTAAAGCATTGCGAATACCGACTGGACCGCATGACTGCAGTCCCGTTGGTTTCGTACACTATCGATCATACGTATCGAAGTGGACCACTGCGGGCCTTAAAACCCGGTATAATGTACACCTGCAGCGTAGAGAGATCTACGCGCTGGTCGTGGTCGACCTGCCTGTCTTACGGCAGCGTCTGGCTTGGGAGCGTGCAAAACGCGTTTTAATACGCGCTACGCACAACTCAGCACAAAACTACAAAACGAGGGGGTCCACAGTGATGTGGAACCAACCCCCTTCCGTAGTCCCGCCGAGCGATGGGGATGCCCTAACCTCCAGTTACCCGCAAGGGGAATTGGAATTGGTAGGTATCCTTCGTCGGCTTGGTTTCGCTGGAGTGGCGAAAAGCGATGATCCTGCTGGATCAATCGACTCGTCACTTCCTGAGCCATATATCGATGTGAATCGATATTCCGTACGTGACCGGATTACTCTCAAGTCACGTTGGAGTCCTCTTGATTGAGGACAGCCT